GACCACCAAGAGCGGCACTCCGAACGCCATGTGGGCACGCATGCCCGACGTAATGCTCGCCAAGTGCGCCGAGGCGTTGGCGCTGCGCAAGGCGTTCCCGCACGAATTGAGCGGGCTGTACACCACCGAGGAGATGGGGCAGGCAGACAATCCCATACCCATCAACACCGAGACTGGAGAAATTGTCGACGCGCCACCGCCTCAGCAAGCCACCAACGGTGGCAACGGCAAGCATACATGGCCTCCACGCCCGTGGGATGCAGAGATGTTGCGCGAGTATATGGCGCAGAAGGTCGCCAACTACAAGCCCCGTGTCCAGGACACCGAAGGCCACATCGCGGCGTGCCTGGCGTCTCTGAACCGCATCGCGCCCGACGACGACGACCGCCATGCAATCACCTCCTACCTGTTTGGCGTCCAGTCGTCGAAAGACCTGACCGAGGCGCAACGCTCAGTATTGCTGGATTGGATCGGTGCCAACAAGGAGAACGAATACCAACCCAATCAGGCCAGCGTGACTGAGGCACAGCGTGTGATTCGGACATTCCGGGAATCAGCGGGGCAGCAGACTCTCCCGCTGGCCGAATTGCCAATCGAGTAGCCATCGTGCTGCGCCGTGCGCCAGGCCAGATGGTACAGCGGCGGCGCGGCACATTTACATCAACATCACAGGAGGTTATGGCCGTGGAGATCGAATGGAGCGACAAGATGCGGAATCGGAGTCGGTCGCCCTCCCTATATCTCGTGGATGGAGAGACCATCCACACATTCAATGGCAAGCCAATCCCCGGTGTCTGCGCCGTGAAGTCGGCGCAGTACACCAAAGCCGGCAAGTGGAGTGGCACGGACTACCGCCTCGCGATTCGCGATGGTGTCATCCCCGTCCAGGTGTGCCGGGGATGGGAAGAATGGGGACGGACGTGGACCGACATCGCCCGCGAGAGCTTTGCTGACCTCAGCCGTAGCAGCGACATCCCCAGCAGCGACCCAGATTATCCACGGTGGCTGGAGACCGTCAAGCGTGTAGCAGCACATCACATCGCGCGCTACCCAGAGTCACGGTTGCGCGATGCAGTTGATGAGGCCAACGCCAATGAGGCGGCATTGGAAGCACTCTAAGGAGGGCAGAATGAAAACCATCCTCACGAATGCGTTCAGTCTGAACATGTTCGCCGACCATCACCGCCACATCGTGGAGTTCATCCCGAAGACTGCCCACGAGGCGGCGCAGTACCTCACCGAGGATTGGCAGAGTGCCGTCGGTCACACGGACACCGCAGCGCTCTTCTCCGAGCAGCTGGGTATCCCCATCCCCGTCAATCGCGTGAACGTGCAGCTCATTCCCCACCAGACGCGCCTCATCGTCGGGCAGTACGTCGGCCCCCGGCTGCCGGAGGGCGCGACGACGCTGCCAGATGGCGCGGAAATTCGCTGGTGGCTGGTCGTGGCTGACAGATGATCGGCTACGACTGGTCATCGCTGGGCGAACGCGACCAGTTGCTCGACTGTGTGCGCTGCGGGCAACCGGCGGAGTGGCTGTTGTACAAGCATGAGCCACCCGACGATCCGCAGTTCTCGGATTGCTGGTGGTACTGCGACGAGTGCCGCCAGGTGACCACCCGAGACATGGTGCGTACCGGGCGCGTGCCGGAGGAGACTGATGACAGGAGCAAAGATGAAGTACACCATCCCACCGCAAACAGGACTGAGTGACGAGGACGCCGAAATCATCGGCACCGAGATCGAGGCGTTGGCCGAGCAGAACCACGTCGTGACGCCGGCAGCCATTGTGGCAGCTGCGCGTCCCAAGAGTAGCAGGCTGCATCCCTACTTCGAGTGGGACGACAAGAAGGCGGCCGAGCGCTATCGCCTGAACCAGGCGCAATTTTTGCTGCGCATGGTTCATGTCGTGGTTGAGTCGCAGCCGGATCCGGTGCGGGCGTTTCACGTGGTGACCGTTGCCGAGAACGACCGCATCGAGCGCGGGTACGTGCCGTTGCGGACGGTAGTAGCGCAGCCCGTGCTGATGGACCAGGTGCTGGAGTCCGCGCGTCAGGAATTGGAATCCTGGCGCAAGCGGTACAGCCAGTACCAGCAGTTGAGCAGCCACGTTGCCCAGGTGACCGCCATCATCGCCCAGATGCACGCATGACACGGCAGGGCTAGGCCAGGCAGGGCGCGGCATGGCTAGGCTTGGCGCGGCAGGGCCCGGCGCGGCAGGCGGGGCTTGGCAGGGCAGGCATGGCGCGGCTTGGCAGGGCAGGGCTCGGCTTGGCTCGGCGTGGCATGGCAGGGCTTGGCAGGCACGGCGAGGCGTGGCTGGGCGCGGCAAGGCATGGCACGGCAAGGCCGGGCCGGGCGTGGCTTGGCGTGGCCAGGCTTGGCAGGCACGGCGAGGCGTGGCCTGGCACGGCGAGGCCTGGCGTGGCAAGGCTTGGCGAGGCAGGCACGGCAAGGCATGGCTGGGCCAGGCAAGGCTCGGCAAGGCTCGGCATGGCAGGGCTTGGCCTGGCATGGCACGGCAGGCGAGGCGCGGCTGGGCGTGGCTAGGCAAGGCCAGGCGCGGCTGGGCCAGGCGGGGCGGGGCTTGGCGTGGCATGGCACGGCAGGCGAGGCGGGGCGAGGCAAGGCCCGGCCCGGCAGGCACGGCTTGGCTGGGCGTGGCGGGGCCAGGCTGGGCTTGTCGCGGCATGGCCAGGCATGGCAAGGCAGGCTGGGCGCGGCGTGGCAAGGCACGGCCTGGCTTGGCGCGGCGAGGCTTGGCGAGGCAGGCTTGGCTTGGCTCGGCTCGGCGGGGCGCGGCTCGGCCCGGCCGGGCACGGCAGGGATTGGCACGGCATGGCACGGCAGGCGCGGCAGGCATGGCGTGGCAGGGCCCGGCGGGGCGGGGCACGGCATGGCTCGGCGGGGCACGGCATGGCCAGGCATGGCAAGGCAGACAATCCAATAACCATTCACAAGAAAGGACACGACAATGGCTACCAAAACTACTCAGCAGCAAGTGGCAGTTACTCCTCCCAAGATGGAGCGGGCCGAGTTCCGAATTATCGGCGTCGCTCCCTACGTCCAAGCGCGGTTCTCTGGCAAGGCGATGCAGGCTATGGCTCAGAAGATGCTCGCGGGACAGCAGGCGCGCAAGGGCAAGGCGCGCGAACCGCGGGACTTCGAGTCGGACTACCGGGAAGCGATGCACGTCAGCCAGGAGGGCTGGGTTGGCATCCCCGCGAGCGCGTTCCGCAACGCCCTCATCTCGGCGTGCCGCCTGGTCGGCTTCCGCATGACGCTCGCCAAGCTCAGCATCTTCATCGAGGCCGATGGTTTTGACGCGGTCGATGGTATCCCACTGGTGAAAATCGAAGGCGAACCCGAGATGATGCAGATGGCAGTCCGGAACGCCACCGGCGTCGCCGACATCCGCGTGCGCCCGATGTGGCGGCAATGGGCGTGCACGCTGCGCATCATCTACGACGCCGAACAGTTCAGCCTTCAGGACGTGACCAACCTCCTCGCGCGCGTCGGCATGCAGGTCGGCATCGGAGAGGGACGGCCAGACAGCCGGGAGAGCACCGGCCTCGGCTGGGGGCTGTTCTCCATCCAGTGAGGAGGCGTGCGATGGAGTTCATCTTCGGGATGTTGATCGGCGCATTCGTCGGCGGGGCGCTGGGGCTGCTGCTGGCCAGCATCGTTGCGACACGCGACAACCGAGGAGGGTGACATGCCACACGATACACGCCGTGAAACACTTGGACAATACCTTGACGTGCCCAGCGCGGATGTGCGTGCGCTGGTGTTGCGGTGTGAGGGGCTGGAGCGCGAGCGTGACGAGGCGCGCGTCTGGGCGCAGCGGCTGGCAGCCCGACTGCGGGTGGCGCAGCAGATTATCGAGACGCTGACCAGCGAGCGAGACTATTGGCGTGCTACGGCCCGGCGTGAACAGCATTCCGTCGCCATGGCCGAGAAGGCCACCGACCATCTCAGACGGCAGCTGGCTGCACTGAGTGGGGCTATCGGCGGTGGCGAGAGCTGACGCGCCGTTCTACCGCTTCGAACTCGCCGGGCCGGTGAAGCCGTATGTGCGCATGACCCGGCGAGGGAAGTGGACTGACGCCCAGGCGCGTGAGTACCTCGCGTGCAAGGCGCGGCTGGCGTGGCAGATGCGCGCCGTGATGACAGAAAACAACTGGGAGATGCTGCCGGCGCGCACACCATTGCGCTGCTATCTGCTGGTGTGGACGCCGGCGCGTCTCCACACGTGTGACCTCGACAACCTACTCAAGGCGGTGCTCGATGCAGCGCAGGGCGTCGTCTACCGCAACGACTGCTGGATAGACAGCGCATGGGCGCACCGACTGGCGGGGCCGGACGCGATCAAGTTTGGTGTAGGGGTGTTGGGATGAACGGCTCGGACTGGACTGACCTCTACGACGACCCTACGCCGGAAGACGCCAAGGCGTTGCTCGATCTGTGCATCCGCCAGATCGAGTACCACCGCGACGAATTGCTGCGCTGGCGCTGTCTCAAGCGGTTGGCAGAAAAGGCAATACCCAAATCACCAGTCGAGGAATTGCTGGACGTGGCGAGGGCGGCATGGGAGCACGACTGACGCGCATGCAGATCGAGACGCTGCCGCATTACCGGCGCAAGACGAGCAAGGAATGGAGCGCTGCATGTCCGGCGTGCGGTGGGCGCGACCGGTTTCTGTACTGGCCGGAGACGGGCAACTACTGGTGTCGCCAGTGTGACCTCAAGGGATTTGTCGAGGATGGGCCACGGTCGTGGAGTGCCGCCGACCGCGAGCAGTTTATGCGCATGGTGGCCGAGCGGGCAGCGCAGGAGCGGGCGGCGCGCAAGGCGGCGTTGGACATCATGGCCAGCAAGGCGGACCGCGCCGCCTATTACCACCACATCATGCACGACCGCAGTTACTGGTACTCGCAGGGACTGACGGATGAGACGATAGACCGCTATCAGCTGGGCTGGTGCCCGCGCTGCCCGACATACCCGCAATCCCCATCGTGGACAATCCCGGTGACATTCCGTAGCCGGCTGCTGAACATCCGCCATCGTCTTGCCAGTCCACCGACGCCGGGCGACAAGTACCGACCCGAGATGCCAGGCATTGGCAACGTGATCTTCAACGCCGATCTGTTCGACCAGCACGAAAAAAATCCGGTGCTCATGGTAGTCGAGGGTGAGGTGAAGGCGATGGTGTTGACGCAGAACGGTTTCCCGGCGGTCGGGATACCCGGCGCGTCGTCATTCAAGCCGGCATGGGCGCGCTGGTTCGAGCCGTTCACCGAGGTGATCATCTGCCTTGACCCCGGAGCGGACAAGCAAGCGGAGCGTGTGGCAGCCATCATCGGTGGCAAGTCGCGCATCGCGACGTTACCAGTCAAGCCAGATGACTTCTTTGTGGTGCACGGCGGTACGCCCGATTCGTTTCAACACTGGCTGAGGTATGGCGTGCCAGCAGGAAACTGACGATGGAGAACGAACCATTCACGCCGCTGTTTGATCGCCTCATTGCAGCTAGGTGCTCCACTACCGAGGGGCTGGTGTATGGCGCTATCTGGCGCTTCTGCCAACGCAACCGAGGCTACTGCTATGCCACGCACGAAACCATCGCGGCCCAATTGGGGATGAGCGAGCGCAGCGTCAGACGCGCAATCGTGACGCTGCTCAAACGCGGGTTCATCATTGACAACACACCTGGCCTCAGAAACGCGCCACATCGCTATCAGGTGACCAATTCAGACTCATCGGACAAAATGTCCGATGAGTCTGTGATACCCGATACGGCGATTGACTCATCGGACAAAATGTCCGATGAGTGCAAAAACGAGACTCATCGGACATTTTGTCCGACCGACTCATCGGACATTTTGTCCACTGACTCATCGGACAAAATGTCCGATGAAGATACTGAAGATACAATAAGACACACATGCGCGCGCGCGTCTGCGACGTGGTTGCCAGACGTGCAGACGCAAGCTGCAGTGTTGTTTGGTGGTAATGGTCACCACGCGAGAGATGACGCGGAGATCGTGCTACAACGATCGGGGTGGACATTGCCAACTGATGAGCTACGCAGCGCATGCATCGCATTCATCCGCGCTACTGGTATTGCTCCACCTCGCACACGCTCAGCTCGCAATGACTGGCTACGCTCTCTGACTGAACACATCGAGGAGTATGGCACGGAACGTCTGGGCCAGCTCTACAAGGCGGCGATGGAACGGCTGGACGGCCTCACTATCTCACGCCCTGGCGCACTCACAAAAACGCTCCCCGTGGTAGCACAACCAACCAGAAGGAGAATCGTGCTATGAGTGAAACACGATGGTTGTACACGCCAGCTGAAACCGGATCGGCATACGTGCAGTGGGCTGACAAGCTGCGTACTGATCCGGGCATTGATTATGGCTGCGTGCTAGATCGCGTCCTCATCCCGTTGCACCCGGGCGACCTGATGGCGGTGGTCGCCCGGCCCGGCCACGGGAAGTCGTCGTTCATGGCCTACATGGCGAAGCGGACCGCACAGCGCATCCGTGCTTCTGGACGAGACGACCGCGAGTGCGTGGTCTATGTAACCTGGGAGCAATCGGTCGAGGAGATCGAGGCATTTTTCCAATCTGGCGATGCATACAACTCGACTGACCTCGCATGGGGGCGCGTTCCCCGCGACGTTATCATCCGCCGCTGTCTGCAACGCCCAACGCTGCCCGTCTGGCTGATGGGCAACAGCGTCATGGCGGCTGATCCACACCGCCAGCCGATGTATGTGGACACCGTCTTCGAGCAAATCCGCTGGCTACAGGACAGGTTTGGCATTCGTCCCGCCCTCATCTGCCTTGACTATCTCCAGATCATCCCGGTTTCCGGTGGGATGGAGCGCAATCGTCAGGTACACGAGGCGGTAATCAATGCAAAAGCGTTGGCATTGGCGGTTGGCTGCCCGATCATTGCCGGCGTGCAGGCCAGTCGCGCCGTAGATGACCGCCGGTCCCCTATCCCGACGCTGTCCGATGCCCAGTGGTCAAGCAGCATCGAGCAGACGGCCGACAAGCAAATCGCATTGTTTCGTCCTATCCGTGAGTGGACTCCGGATGAGGAACCCAGCATCCCCGTTGGCAAATACCATTATGCCAACACGAATGAATTGCTGGTGATCCGGGTGTTGAAGCAGCGGTTCGATGTCGGGTATGGCACGTATGCCGTGCGGTTCGTGCCGCAGACGCTGGAGATGGCTGATTACGAGGTGCGCGACCTATGCGACTTCTAGCCAGCGAAACGAATGCCAGTAGGCAGCGTGAATCTCGCCCGCGCTGTCCGAAGTGTGGGCGGGTGATGAAGAAGGGCAAGATCGAGCGCGGTAGCCAGAAGTATGAGTGCGGCTATTGCTCTCAGGATGATGGTATATGGGACGGGTTGGAGGTGGTCACCGAGTTGCCGCCGGCGGTGGATGGGGTGCGGGCGTGCCACCAGCAATATGGCAGTGTGAGGATACGGTGTCAGTACTATGCCGAGTGCAAGGACAACATCGCGCGCGGCGGGGCGGCGCTGTGCGAGCGTGTGTTTGTGCTGGCCGCCGGTGGGCAGAGGGTGGCGCTGTGACTGACGTGCGCGTTGGTGACTGGGTGACGTGCTGCGGCGAGCGGTGGCGGGTAGTGGCGGTGAACCAGCGCTACGTGTGGCTCATGTCTCCGGTGTGGGGGCGGCTGGGCTACCAGCGGGTGGCGCGAGAGAGTGTGACGCGTGAGGAGGTGAGGAATGCGTCTGAAGCCAGGTGAGCAGATGCAAACAGTTAGTGTCGGCGACCGCGTGCTGATCGGCGGGGCATTCTGGGCGACGGTGAAGGCGGTATCGCCGGCGACGATTGTGGTCCATCGCGACGGCAGCCCGCCGCACTCGCTCATCACCATCCGGAGTGAGATGGTTGGCACGCACTATGTGCAGTTGGAGCAGGAGGATAGACGTGATGGATGAGCTGCTGGATGGGTGGCGGCGGACGGTGGCAGCGTCGTCGGATGGCTGCGACGACTATGCGGATGGTTATGGATGGCGGGTGGTGGCTGAGGATGCTATCCAGCTGCTGCGGGAGATTCTGCCGTGGGCGGCTGGCGCGGAGATGCGGGCGGCACTGCTCGGCGGCGGGGCTGGTGGTGGCGACCTGGAGTGGCTGACGAGGTGGATTGATCGTGCGCGTGCTGTTGTGGCGCAGATGGAGGTGCGCAATGACGTGGGGTGAGCGGCGTGATCGTGACTGCGAGTGAAATGATCTGGGTGGCAGCCGGCAAACCGCAGCAAGCCGGCGCTGTGCGTGGAAAATGTGCTCTGTGTGGCGCGGATGCTGTGGGGTTGCCGTTTGCATATTGGGTGCGACCCACATTCTCCAACTACGATCTTCTGCAGCACGGAGACATCTGCTGCCATGCGTGTCAGTTCTGCTGCGCAGACCACAGCGAGACATTGCGTGTGCGGCTTGGTCTCGATAGAGCGCCACACATGCGCAACTATTCGCATTTGGTCATTGAAGGTGTGTGGCTGCCGCTCAGCAAGGCACAGAAACGCGAAATTGCCGCTTCGTTGCTGCTACAGCCCGATGTCGCAGTGGTCGCAGAAAGCGGACAGAAACACCTCATCTTCCGCGCCCGGCCGGGCTGGTGGCTGTTCGAGGAGACACAGATTGCACCGGATCCATCGGGCCTTACTGCCCTATTGCGCAAGATCGAGGCGCTGTACGGTGCATTCAGCAAGGCGGAGATCGAGACTGGCCGCTATCGGCAGCATCGGGTCATGGCTTATGGACTTGACAAGTGGTGTGCTCACGAGGACAGCATTCGGGCGGCGCGGGGCACACCGCTGTTTCGGTTGGCGCTGTTTCTGGCGCAGAGAGGAGAGACTGATGACGGAGTTGCACCAGCAACTGGCGGAGCTGCTGATGCTAATCTGGGCGGGCATCGGCAGCGCATACAAGAGTCGCTACCGGGCGACCATCTGGCAGCAGTTCGAGGATCAGATACGCAGTGCGGCGTATACGTCCAGTTTGACGAAGTTCGTCAGCTCACTTTGTTTGAAGCTTGACGCTCAGATTGGAACACGTGCTGAGCATCGGGCGCGCGCTGATGAATTGCTGCGGCAGTTGCCAGAGCGGCAATCACTGAAACTGCTGCGTGAAGAGACAACCCTTCTGGTGCTGATAGTTCGTGTGGCGCAGCAGGAGCGCCGGGAGGCGTGGCTGGCACAACAAGGAGAGGATGATGAGACAGCTGCGATTTGAAGGCGTGATGACGGCTCTTACGTCGGTGAGCCACATCGGTGACACATTCGGCGTGAACGCCAAGTTGCGGCGTGAGAAGTTCGCCCAGCCAGATGGCACGGTCGAGGAAGTTCCGGTCGTGTCAGGCAACAGTCTGCGCGGCATTCTGCGTGACCGGGGTATGTTGCACATGCTCAAGGCGCTGGGCTATGGCGTGAACGAGGAGACAGGTGCTGTGCGTGGCCTGCCGCTGGCGGCCTTTCACTTCCTGTTCTCCGGAGGAGCGCTGACCAGCACAGGGCGCGCTGGCCTGGACATTGACGAGGCGCGACGGTGGCGGTCGCTCATCCCGCTAGTGAGCGTGTTCGGAGGCGCCATGGGTAACCAGATCATGCCGGGCAAGGTGACGGTGGGAAAGGCGATACCGATCTGCACCGAGACGGCACATCTCATCCCGCCGCGCTTCGTGACGGGCACTCTCCAGAGCATCTGGGAGTTGTGCCAGGAAGAGGCGTACACGCGGCGGGATGATGAAAAGAGCGAGACGCTACGTCAGTTGATTGCTCCTGACGTGCGCGCGCTGCTGGAGGATGTAGCGCGCGAGAAGCGAGCCAAACGGGGGACGATTGACGACCTTGCTGACGCGCCCGGTGCATCGCAGCAGATGCGCTACTTTGTCGAGACCTTGTGCGCTGGCACCCGCTTCTTCTGGGATATCGTGCTCGATGACGTGACCGACATCGAGTTCGAGGCATTTGCGGCGGCGCTGGGAGAGTTCGGCCGGCATCCATACATCGGCGGCAGGGCCGGCGTCGGGCATGGCAAGGTGGCGGTGTCGTTCGATGGTTGGATTGAGATCGACCCATTGGCGCGGCCTGTCGGGTTGGATGTTGCGCTGCCATTGGGGTCGCGCTATGAGCAGCATCTGCGCGACCACGCTGATGAAATCCGGATGATACTGAATGGCCTGGCGTAAGACATTCCGGCCGCTCAAGGTAACTGCTCACCTGCGCACTGGGGTTGTTGCCGACCGCTGGTTGCCGCTGGACGGTATCCTACTGTATCAGATCAGCAAGTTGAACAGCGTAGAGCAGTACGCAACGTTGCCCGGCGGGGATGACCGCGAGTGCCACCAGAGCATGCCGCTTGCCGTTGTCCATCCTGGGGAACGCAATTGGTACTATGCGTGCAGCTGGGCGCAACCGCAGCCGTGGTGGTTTGCGGAGGGCTGCGATCACTGGAACAAGCGTTTCGACACCATGTATTCCGACTTGATTGACTTCGGCGGCCGGCGTGGCAACGTTTTGATTGAGAAGGGACGTTACAAGTCATATCACATGCCGGTGTACTATCGCATCGCGATCCGTATTCACTGGTATTGCGTCGGTGACCGTGATGAGATCGAGCAACTACTGATGACGGTGACCCACATCGGCAAGAAGCGTGTGTACGGCTGGGGGCGCGTGTTGGCGTGGGAAGTGACGCCGTGGCACGCCGATTGGTCGGTGTGGAGAGATGGGCGTCTTACGCGTGGCGTGCCGGTAGAAGATGCTCCGTCAGTCACAACCAGGCTGCATTACGGATTGCGGCCCGGCTATTACAAGCCGGCGAACCAGATGACCTTGGCAATGCCCGATGAAAGGGGGTGATATGGATGGTGTGGCAGACACCGCCGCCACCCAGCCCGGCGCCCGGCGGGGGCGAGGACGGCGGAGGCCAGGAGCAGAGGTAGACCTGCTCTACGCCAGATTGAGCACGCACCAGCAATTGCTCGAACGGACGCGGCGACAGATCGAGCAGGCATTGTCGCGTGAATGTGTCTGGTGCGTGCTCTTCTCTGGCGGCAAGGACTCTACCGTGCTGCTGCATCTGGTGCGCGAGCAACGACCAGATGTGCCAGCATTGTTCATCGACTCGGGCGCCGAGTTCCCGGAGACCTACGACCTCATTGGACGCACGCCCAACGTGATCACGCAACACGTCGGCATGACTTTGCTGGACATGTACCGCACCACCGGGCTATTCGGCGCTGAGGCGGTGCAGCCGGGCACACATTGGCGGGCTAATGACATAAAGCAGACGATGATAACGACCCCCATCGCATTCGCCAACCAACTGCATGGCTTCACTGGTAACTTGAATGGGCTGCGAGCTGAGGAGGCGGCCGGTCGGCGCAAATTGGCAAAGGCACACGGCTGGCTGTGGCAAGCCAAGGATGGGGTGTGGCGTTGCTCGCCGTTGTTGGACTGGTCGGTGCGCGATGTGTGGGCGCATATCGCTGCCAATGATCTGGACTACAACGCCGCTTATGACGTGATGGACCAATTGGGAGTGCCACGCGAGCAGCAGCGTGTTGCCCCATATTGCGGGGGAACGGCGATAGGGCGCGGGCGGTGGGCGGTGTTGAAGCGTGGCTGGCCGGAACTGTGGAATCGCTTTGCAGCTGAGTTCGTGAAGGCCACGCAATACGTTTGAGATTTACCTGGACTGGCGGTGCACTGAGCGGAGGTGCGCAATGACGTTGGGTGAGGTGTGGGCGTTTCTGTGTGATAACGACTGGGCACTGATCCTGGTGGTATTGGCGTTGACGCTGGTGCTGACGGTGATCACGCTGTTCATCTGGAACGTGTTGGAGATCACCGGTTGCGTGGCGCGGCGGATGCGCGACGAGGAGCGCCGGAGGCGGGGATGGTGACGCGGGCGGATGTTGTGGCGGGGTTGCTGGCGATGCCGACGCAGCAGCGGGAGCGGTTGCTGCGCGACACGCTGGTGGCGTGTGCGGATGAGGCCATCATCGAGATGGCCGACTATCTCGCGGACGAATTGCGGCGGCTGGCGCGGAACAATCCGGCTGGGCGCGGGGTGGCGTTGGAGATTCTGGCGAAGGTTGGGTGGGTGATGGGGGATGACTGACGTTGTACGGTTCGGGGATTCCGCGACGCTGTACCACGGGGACTGCCTGGAGATACTGCCGACGCTGGAGGCGGGTGGTGCGGAGTCGGTGATAACTGATCCGCCGTATGGCCTGGGCATTGAGGAATGGGATCGTCGCGGGCCGTGTGATGAGGTATGGCAGCATTGCAAGCGGATTGTTGGATATGGATTCCTGTCTGTGTTTTGCCAGATGCCTATATTGTCGCAGTGGGATGCTCGCATTCGAGAGGCGGGGTTTCGGTTCTGTGAGCATGTTGTCTGGGTGAAGCGAATGCCGGTTCCGAGCGCCAGGTTATCGAGGAGTCATGAGAGTGTTCTGATCTACAGTGGCGGGCGGCGTCGGTTTCATTGCACGCACGGCGCGTATGAGGATGTGAAACTGCCTGGCCTGCTGGTTGGCACGATGACCATTGAGGGGATTGACAGACACATCAAGGATTTGCGAAGCAAATTGAGAGGGCGCGCGACTGGCATTCCTGCGGGCAGGCAGCGACATTCTGCGTTTGGTCGGTTCAGCACCTGGGGCGGTAGTGATAGATCGCCGGAGCGAGTAAATTTCACAAACGTGTGGAGTTTTCTTCCTGATAGTTTGGCGAGGCGGGATGGCAACCATAATCATCCGACCACAAAACCGTTGGCTATGATGGAACGGTTGGTGGAGATGCTGACTATCTATGGTGGGGGTGTGGTTGACCCGTATATGGGCAGCGGAACAACGGGTGTGGCGTGTGTGCGGCTGGGGCGGCGGTTTATTGGGATTGAGATCGAGCGGAGGTATTTCGACATGGCATGTCGGCGGATTGAGGCGGAGATGGCGCAGTTGCATTTGCCGCTGGGATATGAGGTTGGTCTGAGCGATGATATGTCAGAATGATGTGGGCGAGATTAATTGACAATGTCCGCTAGAATGGCCTACAAGGCCTCTAGCGGGCCCGTAGAGCCTTTTATTGTGCGTTTGCATATTAAGAGACATGAAATCGCAAAATGGCCTCTAAGGCCCACGAAAACGTTTGCTTTCGAGATGACACCTTGAAGCGCACCAATGACACTGCCGAATTCCCGTGGCTGTCCACGCGGCCAGCGAATGCGACGCTGGAGCGCCAGGTGGCCAGCCGCGTGCCGACGGTCGAGGCCGATGTGCTCGTGCCGTTGCACCAGGCACTGACGACCGGCGTCTTCGGTATGGCGGCCGGCGCGGGGATCGCGACGCTGCTGTTTCGTGACTGGCTGGCGGCGGTGATTGGCGCCTCCGCCGGCTTCCTGGTGGTCGCCGGCACAGCCTGGCTGCTGCTGCTGGCGGATCACCGCCGTCTGCTGTGGGACATCGAGCGCGCGGCGCGGCTGGAGACGGCGGCGACCGACCGGGTGCTGCGTGTGGAGGTGGCGCACATGGACGCCACCGGCCGGCTGGCGCGAATGCAATTGCTGAACGTGCCCGGCGTGACGGAGGAGCAGTTGCGTCAGTTTGCGCGGCTGGCGCTGGATGGCCGGACGCTGGCAGTCGGCGCGTGGTGCGGAGCGGGCAAGCCGTTCACGCGGGCGCAGTACGATGCTCTCATGGCAGAGTTGACGACCGCCGGACTCGTGCGTGACCACGGCGGCAACATCGGGCGGCAGCTGACGGCGGCTGGTCGCGCAGTACTACGGAGGATTGCAGGATAATGCCTTTTCCCTACCCAATGCAGGCGGTACATTGGCCATGACGTCTCAAGCGCACGCATGCATGCACACAAACGACGATACATTGGCGGTTCTGGCGCCGGTCATACCAGAATTGCGCCGTGCATTGCACGCTGTCGCCCAGATCGGATTTGGCTGCGTGACCATCCACATCGAGCACGGGCAGCCGCAACGGGTGGTATTCTCGTGCAGCCTCAAACGACAGGAAGGCTTGACAAACACAACGGATTGTGGTAACATAACGGTCGACAACGAGATATAGCGCGACTGAGGTATCACATCCCGGCGCAACTATCTCGGGACTGAATAGCGATTGGCACGACCGTCAGATCGGTCGTGGTTCGCGATTCAATCCCGGGGTAGATGCGCCGGGATTTTTGATTCTTGGGATTATGGATGACGCGACCGATCACAGCACTCATCGTCGAAGACGAACACAATATCCGTGAGATGTGGGCGCAGGTGATAGCGCCAATCGTGAAGGTCAAGTGCGCGGCAACCATCCCCGAAGCGTTAGCGGCGATGCCAGGGGCTGACATTCTGATTCTCGACTGGCATCTGTGTGGTGTAGATGCCGACGTGGTGCTCGATAAGTGGGTGACTGATATAGGCGGTCCAGTGTGTGTGCTATCTGGCGTGATGGACTTGCAGCATCTGTACGAGATGTTTGCGCGTGGTGTCTATCACGCGTTTCAGAAACCAGTACCAGTCGCTACGATCACGGCGGTAATTCGCCAGTACTGCAACGAAATTCAGATGCGGCGTGACATTGATCAATTGTCGCGTGAGGTACATGCATTGCGGCGCTGGACAATCGTATTCGCTGTCCTGGCAGCGGCAGCGCTCGGGCCAACGGTCGCGATGAAGATTGTCAGCATGCTCACGGGAGTCGTGTTCTGATGGCTGGCGGAAAAGCGAGCACGCACAAGATCACTATTGCCAGGCGGCGTGAGACGGCGTTGCGGTTGCGGTTGGAAGGGCTGGATTATCGCGAGATCGCCGCACGCATGCAACCCGAGTATCCCAGCTACACGTTCAGCTCGGCGTGGCGTGATGTCACCTATCTCATGGCAGAGCAGCTCAAGAAAAACGCCGAGCTGGCAGAGCACGTATGCCAGTTGGAGATGAACCGCCTGGATGCGCTGCTAAATGCGGTATGGGCACGCGCTATGCAAGGCAGTGTGGAGCATATCAATGCTGTGCTGCGAGTGATGGAGCGCCGGGCACGGCTGCTCGGGCTGGATGCTCCGGTGAAGTCGGATGTCACGACCGACATCCGCAGGGTGGTAATCGAGTATGTCAACGACTGGCGCAATACGTCTGCCATATCCACATCCTGGCCAGACGACAGTCCGCCAGCACTCGCGGCGGATTACGGTGCTGAGCGCGGGGCGGCGTTGGCGCAAGACGACGCTGGCAATGGCGCTGATGATTGAGTCGGCGGTGCGCGGTGGCCAATATCTCTGGTGTGCGCCGACCTTTGACCAGGTGCGCGTGGCGTGGGATGAGACGCGCCACGCCGTCGGCGGCCACGTGGCGTTTCACCAGCAGCGGATGGAGGCAACCTTCCCGCTGGGCGGCGTAATCCGCTTCCGGTCGCTGGATGATCCCGACAACGCGCGCGGGCACACCGCTGATGGGGTGGTGATTGACGAGTCCGCAGACGTGAACGAGCGGGCGTGGTACGAGGTACTGCGGCCGATGCTGATTGACACCGGCGGCTGGGCGTGGCTGATTGGCACACCGCGCGGGCGCAATTGGTTCTACCGCGAGTTCATGGCGGCGCGGGAACGGCCTGACAGTGTGGCATTCCAGGCGCCGACGCTGGGCGTCGCCATTCGTGATGGGGCGCTGGTGCGCGAGCCGCATCCGCTCGAGAACCCGCACGTGCCGTTTGAGGAGATCGAGCGGCTATGGCAGATGCTGCCAGAGCGGACGTTCCGCCAGGAGATACTGGCCGAGTTTGTCGAGGATGGCGGTGGCGTCTTCCGGCGTGTGCGGGAGGCGGTCGGTGAAGTCGTTCCGTCTGGTCAATTCGCATTCGGGGTGGACTGGGGGCGCAGTGAGGATTGGACGGTCATCACGGTGATTGACCTACCGACGCGTGCTGTGGTGGCCATAGACCGGTTCAACCAGATTGACTATGCGCTCCAGACGCAGCGCCTCAAGGCGCTGGCGGAACGCTACCGGCCCGACGTCATCATTGCTGAAGCCAATGCAATGGGGCAGCCAATCATCGAGCAGTTGCAGCGTGATGGATTGCCAGTGCGCGCGTTCACGACGACGAACGCGACGAAGGCGCAGATCATCGAGTCGCTGGCGTTGGCATTCGAGCGGGGAATGCTCACCATCCCGGATCATGGCGTATTGATCGAGGAATTGATGGCCTACGAGATGACGCGGTTGCCGTCGGGTATGGTGCGCTATGCAGCGCCGCAGGGAATGCACGACGACTGTGTGATGAGCCTGGCGCTGGCATGGTCGGCGTGCGTGAAGCGCGAGATAGCGTTCGCAGTCGTGTGAGGTGGGGTATGCCGTACGAGATCGTGCATGAGGATGACAAGGTGTGCGTGGTCAAGGAGGGTAGCGAGAAGGTGCACTGCTACGAGGGCGACGACGCCGAGGAGAAGGCGAAGAAACTGCTGGCGGCGCTGTATGCCAACGTTGATGACGCCACCCAGAAGAGCATGGCGGTCAAGATGCTCACCGAGGACGACGCCGGGGCTGTGGTGGGTGGCTACCTGCTGCTCTGGGGCAATCCGGCGGCCAAGGACCTGCAGGGCGACTATTTCACGCCTGACACGGAGCTGATGTTGGACCACTACAAGTCGGCCCCGGCGCTGTTTCATCACGGTCTGGATGACAATGTCGGTCTGACCGTCATCGGCAAGCGGCTGGAGGCGAAGACGGATGATGTGGGCGTCTTCGTGCAAAACTGGATTGACAAGAGCAATCGCTACTGGAAGATGGTCGAGCCGTTGCTGAAGGCGGAACGGCTATTCTACTCGCCCGGCAGTGCGCCGCATCTGGTGAAGCGTGCGCCAGACGGCAAGTTGCTGTCGTTTCCGGTGGTCGAGGACACATTGACGCCAACACCGGCGCAATATCGGCTGCGACCGGTTGAGCAGATCAAGGCGGCGTACAAGGCAGCATGCCTGGAGTTGCCAGACCTGGCCGAGGCTGCCGACGCGGGGGCGTCGGGTGTGGAGGCGGTCAAGGCGCGGGCATTGCTGGAAGAGTTACTGATCCAACTTGCGGAGGAGAAATGATGAACACTCAGGAGTTGCTGGCGGCGGCCAAGGTCAAGGCTGCCGAGGCGAAGGCAATTTTGGCTGGCGATGCGCCAGATGTCGAGAAGGCCAATGCGTTGCTGACGGAGGCGAAGGGCTACCGCGAGCGCGCCGAGGCGATCAAGGCAGTTGACAACGTGTTGGCGGCGGTATCCGAGCCGGAGCGGCCCGACCTGCCGGTTGGAGATGTGCAGCAGGCCAGCACGAAGGCGATTGACGCCGCGCATGTGCTGCGGTTCGGTGCGATTGACGAACCGACCGACAAGGTGATGCGTGAAATCTACGGCGGTGACTACCGGCAGGTGGCGTTTGAGCAAATCAAGGCGTTCACACGTTACCTGCGGTCTGGTGTTGCTGACCGGGCGCTCACGCGGCAGGTGTGGGACATCGCGGACGTCAAGGCGATGCTCAAGGACGGCATGACAGTCGCCGAGATCAAGAGCACGATGGTCGAGGGGCATGACGTACTCGGTGGCTACGCCGTGCCGCCGCAGATGGCCAACGAGATACTCGGCCGGCTGCCCGGTCTGACAGTCGTGCGCGGCGGTGGGGCGCGGGTCATCCAGACGGCCAGCAACGCCATCCAGTGGCTAAAGCTGACCGGCGGGAATGACCAGTACCGCACGGGCATGCGCGGCCAGTGGGATAGCGAGGCTGCGTCTCCGGCGGAGAAGAACTTCACCGTTGGGCTGGAGACCATCAACGTCAACACCTACACCTACAAGGTACCGATGTCGCAGAGCCTCATCGAGGATGCTCAGAACATCGTGCCCATCTTCAACTCGCTGGTGACCGACACGCTGGCGATTGACGAGGACGCGGCGTTCCTGGTTGGAGACGGCGCGGGCAAGCCGCGCGGTATCCTGCCCGGATCGGCGAATGCGCATGGGCTGACCGAGGTGGTCAGCGGCCATGCGTCGCAGTTGACTGTGGATGGCGTCAAGAAGTTGCGGCGCGGTGTGGCGAGCCAGTACCGGCGCAACGGGTCGTGGATCGGCAACAGCGACACAGCCGGCGTCATCGAGACGTTCAAGGACGGGCAAGGTCGCTTCTACTTCGAGTATCTGGAGGCGGGTGAGGCGTTCATGCGCCAACCGTGGCGGGAAAGCGAGAGCATGCCAGACATCGCGGCCAGCGCCTACCCGCTCATATACGGCGACCTGTCGGGGTACTTCATCGTCGAGCGGCTGGGGCTGTCGGTCGTGCGCTTCCAGGACAGCGCGACCGGGATCAACAAGGTGGAGTTCCATGTGCGCCGGCGCATCGGTGGCAACCTGCTGGAGCCGTGGAAGTTTGCTGTGCAGAAGGTGGCGGCCAGCTGAGGCCGGGAGGAGTGAACAATGAGCGGTGAGATCTTTGCCAACCAGTACAAGATCGTACCGGGCAAGGCTGCGCCGGAGTCGCAGATATCGGCCGGCAATTACCCGGCGTCAGGGTCGTATGTGGACGTATCCGGCTGCGAGCGCTTTCACGTGCTGATCCATCTCGGAGCGGTGCACAACAGCGATGCGCCGACGTTCGAGGTCAAGCAAGCGGCTGCTGCCGATGGAACGCTCAAGGCCATCTCGGAAGCTGACTGCAAGTGGACTGGCGCGGGAACGTCGGACAACAACCTGGTGATGATCACCATCGAAACGGACAAGCTGGACATCAACAACGGCTACAAGTACGTCACGGTGGTGGCGGCTGGTACGCTGACCAATGGCACGTATGGGGACATCATCTTCCTGCTGCCGCTGACCAGCGAGCCGGTGACGCAGAACACGACCATCTGCCCGGCGGCCAACCAGCTGGCATATGTCGGCTAATAGACTGAACTGGGGGGGGGCGGGGCGACTCGCCCCTCCGGAGGAGAACGACGATGAGCAAGCGAAGTCTGATTGTGATTGCGATTGGCGTCGCGCTGGTGATGCTGCTGTTCGCATTGCCGACGCTGGCGCAGTACCAGACCAAAATCTACTTCGATCAGGGCGGTGACCGGATGGTCATTCAGTCGGGCGGCGCGGTTGCGGTGACGCCCGGCGCAGCGATGAACATGCTGTACTACTCGACTGCTGGCCAGGCCGAAGTATGCGGGTCGACCGTCATCACCGGCACAGGTGCATTGCCACATGGATTGGCGACGCCGGTGTACGTGAATGTGAGCCTGGGCACCGATTTTCACGAGGATCACGCATTTGTCACATTCACGAACACGTCAGGGACGGTAACCGCGAAGGTCTGGAAGTACAACGCGACGCCGGCGGCGGCGGCCACGGGAGTGCCGGTCAACTGGTGCATCAAGGGCACGCCGTAAGGAGTCTGCCATGAAGCGAGCAATACTCGCCGCGCTGCTGGTTGCTGTACTACTGCTCTGCACCGGTGTACTGGTCGCGTCTCCAGCTCCAGCGAACACCAGTGAGGAGTACGGGTGGCTACGCGTAGAGCAATTCGGCGCGCCGTCCAGCGGGACGGAGGGCAGCGCGACGATGTCTGCCACCTCGGACGGCTATGTGCGCGGCCACGTCTACGCGGTCTACGTGGACTGGTCGCCGGGCGTGACGAGCACCAGTGACCTAGTGCTGACTGGCGACAATCCTCCCCTGACGATCCTGAGCAAGGCGGACAGCGCCACCGACGCGTGGTTCTATCCGACCGTCGCGCAGCACAAGAACGGCGACGGGAGTGCCTCGGGCACGTATGGCCTGATACCGGTCAATAGTCGCCTGACGGCGGCGGTGGCGCAATCCAGCCTGGTCACCACGACCAACCTGGTCACCATCACGGTCTATTGGGGGCAGTGATGAAGGTCGAAATCACGGTCACCGGACCATACAGTGACTTCACGAGCGATCCACCCGGCCGCGCGGTCGTGCGCCGGGCTGGTGAGATCGTGGAGTATCCCGACTGGTACGGTCGCGGGCTGTGTGATGCTGGACTGGCGACGCCGGTCGGTGATGTTCCGCCTCCGACGCCACAGCCAGAACAGCGCGATGTCACAGCCAGAGACTACACTGGCCGGAGGCGGCGCAAGTGAACGAGTACTGCGTGCTCCATGACCTCAAGGCGTATCTGCGGGTCACGGAGACCGACAGCGACGTGGTGCTCACGCTGTTCGCGCAACAAGCCAGCCGCATCCTGGATGCAGCCTGCCGGCGGCGCTTCTACCCGCTGGTAGCGACGCGGTACTACGACCATCCCGCCGACGCCAGCGTGTTGGTGCTTGACGACGATTTGCTGGATGTGAAGACATTCACGACCAACAATGGCGCGGTGACGCTGGCGGCCAGCGACTACTACCTAACATGCGGTGAGCGACATAACGTCACGCCATATGACCGGATCAAGATGCGCAGTGACGGCCAGCATGCGGCATTGCAGTACAGCACGACGCCGCAGCGCGCGAATGCTGTGACCGGCGTATGGGGCTACCACGAGGCGTGGGGGAGTGCGTGGGATGCTGTAGATGTGCTGACGGCGGGTGTGAACAGCAGCACGACAACGCTCGCGGTTAATGACGCCGACGGGCCAGACCTGGACGGTCTGACGCCACGGTTCAAGGCCGGGCAGTTGATTCGGGTAGATGACGAGTACATGGCGGTGACCGTGGTGACGGCCGGCACGACCAACACACTGACCGTGCGGCGCGGCGTGAACGGCACAACGGCGGCGACGCATGATGCGGCTGCGGCGGTGATGGTGTATCGCCCGATGTCCGACATTGTGCTGGCGGCGCAACGATTGGCGGCGTGGCTGTATGGCCAGCGTGACCAGCCGTACACGGAGCGCATCCAGGTTGCACAGCAGGGCACAATCAGCATCCCGGAGGCGATCCCGCCGGATGTGCGGCTGGTGATTGCGAGGTATGCGCGGTGAGCATCGAGACGGTGACTGATGCACTGGCGGCCCTGGAGAAGACCATCCAGGGTGTCAAGGCGGCCTACAGCCTGGATGAGATTCCAAACGGGCTGCATACGCTGCCGGCGTTCATCAACTGGCCGGGTGCGGCGACGTATGTGGTGCACACCGGCATGGCTGTAGAGGTGCGCACGTATCGCTGCATCCTGTATGTGACGCCGGTGCAATCGCCGGTGGAGATGCGCTACAAGGGCAAGCTGGCGCAACCATTGCTGGAAAAGGCGCGGGCTGCATTCCTGGGCGCGGCCGGGTTGGCCAGCACGACCGGCGTGTTGGCCATGCGATTCACGGGTGATAGCGGGTTGGTCGCTATTGAGGACTATGGTGGCGCCTACATCGGCGCAGAGTTCACAGTTGTGGTGGAGGAGCAGATCAATGTCACGTACACGAATTAGCACCGTGGCTTGTCCTCGCTGCGGCAAATCACTGGAGTTGCGCCCCCATCCGGAGCGGGCGGGGCGGATGATCGCTGATTGTGAGTGCAATCTAGGTGCACTCGGCGAGTATCGAGGGCCGGTAATCGAGACGAATGCAGATGCGCCGATTGCGCGCGAGGAGGTAACGAATGACAGCACCATCAGTTAGGTTCACTGGAAGCGGTTTCCGCTATTGCACCGTCTATGCGCTGGACAGCAACGGCTACCCGGCGGCTAGCAGCACGACCGTCTACGAGGGCGTGCAAGCCGAAGGCGCGAAGACGCTGGAGCTGAACGAGCCAGAACCACGCATCATCAACATCTCCGGCGACGACCGGCTGTATGCGATGGACGCCCTGCCGGCATTGGAGGGCATGAACGGCACGCTCACCATCGCGCGCACGAACATGGCGTTGGAGGCGATTGTGCGCGCGGTCACCAACTTCACGGTCGGCGAGGCCAAGGGGCTGGTGGGCGGCATCACTGACAAGAGCGGTAGTGAGCCACAGTGCGGCTTGATGGCCTATCGCCAGGCGCTGACAGAGGCCGGCGCGCGCGTGTATGAGAGTGTCGTGATCCCGCGGGCGTTGTTGTTCGCGCGCAACAGCGGCTACAACGAAAACGCGGCCGAGTATGCGTTCAGTGTCGTGCCACAGTTGGTGACCAAGCATCTGTGGGGCACGGCGCTGGCTGCCAACGTTGAAGGGGCAACGCAAGCGCAGGTGATCCGGTTCGTGACGCAGTACAAGCCCTACGTCGTGGCCTGGAAGGGGGACAACGTCGTGACGAAGTTCTTGTTTGCGGCGGCCCGGCAGGCGGTCAGCACAGACAAGATCCACGGTGTATGGGTGAACGGCGTCAAGGACGCGACGGCGACGCTGGCGACCGACGGTGTGACACCGACCAGCAAGCCGGGCAGCGGCGACATGGTGGTTTGCTTCTACGAAGTCGCATAGCGGGAGGGCCACATGGCCTTTTATGACCGGTGGCTGGATCAAACCATCGCCCGTCTCGGCTATGTCAAGGCTTCCCGCACGCCGGCGGCGGCTGTATTCGCCGGGGAAGCGCCGCTTGGCGCTGGCCTTGGTAGCAATGACTACTCGCAAGAGGAACGCGAGCGGCTGGCGATCACCAGCGCGTGGGTCTACTC